ATCTTCATCAAAAAATAATGATGCTGAACCTGACCAACCTTTTAAAGCAGATTTATATGTTCTGCTAGTATCACCCATTTGAGTATCTTCAATAGTGTCAGCAGTTTGCTCTAAAGAGTAACTTCTAAGTTCGCCTACTGTTGTTGTTGCTACTTTTATAGTTCCTTCTGAACCAGTATGAGTTGCCATGTTTGTTTTCCTTGTTTAGTTAATGTTAAGGTGTGCCAGATGTATATTGGTACATAACTCGCACCACCATTCTGATACCACCTATTGGGAACAAAACTCCTTCATCAGTAGATACTTCTACTACTTGAGTTTGTTTTGCATACCCACCTCGTGTTCTATCAGAATTTAATCTAGTTTCAATCGTAGTGATTAACTCATTACGTTTTGTATCAATATTTGTTGTAGTTCCTTTTACATATCCAACAATTACAAAGTCAGCAGTTGCTTGTCTTGTAATAGTGCTTGAAGTCATTGTTTCATCTGATCTTACTTCGTTACCAGATTGCACAAAACAAGCTGGATATTGTTGTTCAGATAATTCATCAACATTAAAAGGTTCTCTAGTAACCTTCTTTAAAGTTATTGGAGATGTGCCAGTTGAAATTGCTGTTACTATATTTCCTGCTATATCTTCTCGTTTACTCATAATTTACTAAGCTTGTTATATGTTTGCATAAATACATTCATTATTGGTTGAATCTCTCTTGCACCAATAGCAAAGAATTTACGTTTCTTTTGGTTACCTAAAGCTTTAACATTTTGGAACTTATTAGCAAAATAAATAATAGCTTGTGTAGGTTGTGATCTTTGAGTTATGTTTGATAACATTTGACCAGAAAAATTTAAGTCAGGATATTGTGTTTGTCTCCCAGCTTGTTGTCTAAATGTTTTATAAGCTTCTGTGTATGGTGGAAATGAATTACCATCTGCACTTATTCCTCTTGCAGTTCTTTGTTTGATTAGACCCATTAAGAACTCAGCAGTTCTACCTAATGCAGTCTTAACTATTAAAGGTTGTTCTCTTACTTGTTTTTCAAAGTTCTTAGCAACTTGTAAAGAATTATCTTCAACAGTAATCTTCATCTAATTAGTTTAAGTCTATGATAAGGTGCTTTTTCAGCATCTTGAACTGTGTTGCTGTCATCAGCATCATATTCAACACCATCTCTTAGTATAGATTCAAATTCATCAGCATACATTTGTTTGTAATGTTTCATCATAACTTGGAATCTATCTAGGTTATCGTTTGAGTTAAATTTAGTTAATTGTGGACAAGCATAAAAACCTATTACTCTAAATACACTTAGTCTTTTAAACTGTGAATCGGTTAATAATGTTCCGTCCATTTCAGTTGTGTTTAGTATTGCTATATCTCTATAAGTTTCTTTTGAGTAAACTGGAAACCATCTTATTCTTAAATCTCTTTCAATATCTTCTCTTGCTAGTGCGTGGTAATTTGTAAATGCTGATATTCCAAATGTTAAAATATCTGGTTGGTAAAATGTTAAATCTGAATCGCTTGAAAAATTTGCCATAGTTATATTTAGTTGGTGGGGCTTTTACACCCCACCGATTTATTAATTAAAGAGCAGTATCAACTTTAACTGTTACTCCGTAAGTATCTTTTAAGATACCTTGACCAACAGTGATAGAAGCTACGATCTCAGTTGCTCTTAGAGAAGCATCTCTTTGAGTTTCAACTTTGAAATCTTCTTTTAATGCCAATCCGATAGATTGTGGGTGAAATACTCCACCGAATGAATCGTCATAAGCATCAATTGAAATGTTTGCGTTTTCAAAAATATCAATACCAGCAATTCTACCGATATATCCATTTCTTAAAGCTTCATCTCCAACTTGAGAAATCGCACCACCAGTAGCATTAGCATAAGCTGGTTGTGTTAAAGTTTTCTTTAGGTTGAAAGTAGCTTTTGGGTGAAACACAGCATAATAAGGTGCAGGTACATTTGCACTTCTTAAAATAGCTTGTGCTTTGAAAAGCAATTCTGCTGTTAATTCTGTTCCAGCACCACCTTGATCGTTTGCAGATGCAAAGTCATCAAGTAGTCCTGCTAAATCAGTATCAACTTTTTTAGCGATTGCTTCACCGAATAATTTTCCAATGTCAGCACCAACATTACGACTAGCTGAATCTCTAGCTAAGTCAGTAAGAGTTGTCATAACACCAACTTCAGAAGCTGTAATAGTAGCTGAAGTAGGGTTTACTGCTGTATTAGATAAATCAGAAGCTTCGTTTACTGCTGAAGCACTGATTGTTGGGTACACAGGAACTTCAATAGTTTTACCTGAACCACTTATTGGGTAAGTAGTTACAAGTGGTCTCATTACAGATGTTTCTTGAAATGTAAAGATAGCTTCTTGTGTAATGTTTACGAACAACTCACTAAGAGTTGACGACGTGGTTTCATTTGCCATAGTCTTTTTTTCCTTTTTTATAGTTTGTTATTGTTGTTAGTTATTTTCATTTTAAATATACCTTGCTCTCGTTGTTTCCTCATGTCAGAATAAGTTTGTCTGTCATTAGGATTACTTAAATCAAGATCACCAATATTTATTTGCTTTGGAGTAGCACCACCAACTTGACTTCTGCTTCCTGCACCACTAGGTGATGAAGAAACATGATGTGGGTTGTTTTTTAAATATTCGGCTACCAATTCATTAACTGACATTGGATCACCTTTGTCTGAATATCTAGGAGTTCCATCTTCGTTGATAACTTCAACAGAACCTTGTTCGTTAAGTCTAACATTTGATCTTAGTAGTTGTTTAACTTCTGCTGGTTTAACAGCTTTCATTCCACTAGCTACATTGACTAAAGTTTCGTCTATACGAATCCTTTTTAATTCAGTCTCCAACGATTGAATTTTTGAATCCTTTTTTGATACTGTTTCCTTCAGAACTTTATCAAACTCGCCACGTTGTTTAGCGATTTCTAGTTCCTTTTCTTTTTTCTCTTGAAGTAACTTCTTAGCTTCTTCAATGTCTATTCCATCAAGTTTATTAGAAACAGATTTTTTATATCTATCTAATCTTCTTTGAACTATTTGTTCTAACTGATCGGCAGTAAAAACTTTATTTTCAATTTCTTGATTTGTTGAAACTTCTACTCCAGCATTGTCTTGAGATGCTGTATTCTCAACCGACTCTTTTACTTTGTCGTTCATTGTTTGTTCTCCTTCTATATTGTTATAATTGTCAATTATCAAGATAATTGTAAAAATGCAACAAAGTTGTTGCTAAAATGTTCTAATCTATTGTGTATTCAAAAGTACCATCTTCTTTAACAGTACCCCAATCAGTATCTACTGGTTGCCAATGATGGCGACAATTATATCCACCTCTATCAATAAATGGGTCGCTACCAGATTTACCTTGCCAATCATTCTGCCATAATTCTCTAGCTTCTTCTTCTGTAAATACTTTGTTTGCGTGTTCTACGCAGAAATCTCTACTGTCTCTAATAATTGAACCATAATAAACATAGCTAGTTAAACCTAATTCATCTGCTCTAAACTTTGCAAACTGTCCATCAAATCCCATTAAAGCATCTTGGACTATTTGACCTGAATAACTTGCTAGATTATCTCCTGTAACTGTTGAACCATAAGTTTGTTTAAGTTCATCTACTGCTGTTTTAAATTCTTCTGTGTTTGTCTTACCAGCGATTCTTTGTTTCTGTACGAAGTCCACAAGTTCTTGTTGTTTTCTAGTATCTGCTTGTTGATAGATACCATTTATTTTTGCTCTCATAGTTTCAACTACTTCTGCAAAAGGTTTACCTACTAATGTAGATTGGAATACTTCTTGTGCTAATGTGTTTGTGAACTCGGTAGCTAAGTTTTGAAATTGTGTAAATGCAATCTTTTTTAGTTGTTGGATAGTAACTAAGTCAGCTTCAGTAATTTGTTTGAACTCGGCAGGAATAGGAAGCTTACCATAAGTTGCTACAATAGTTCCTGCAATTTGATCGTAGTCATTTATAAATGTTTGAACTCTTGCTAAGTAAAGTTCTTCTATTGCTTGTTGTAGTTTTGGTCTTATTTCAATCGCAAGTCTTGTGTTAAATAAAGCACCATCTTGAATAGGAAGTTCTGATACTGTTGCTATAACTCTTTGCTCTAAAGTTCTTAAAGTATCGTTTAATAATCTTTGGTGTTGTGCTTGTAAAGAATCTACTGATTTTTCTCTTATGCTTTGAAGTTGCTGTAATAAATCTTGTGCCACATTAAATTGTAGGTAATGTTATTGGTTGTGGTCTAAACTCTCCAAGTGCCTGAGTATTATCTTCAATCTCTTGATCTATTACAACTAAAGTTTCATCATTATCAATTACAGTTCTAGCTATTTGTTTATCTAGTTCTTTAGTAAATGTAGTTGATTTAATATTAGAAGCTTTTGCTTGTTGTAATAATTCTAAATCAGTTGCCCAATCTCTAATGTCAAATGAAGTAGGGTACATAATCTCTCCATCAAATACTGTCTCTTGCCATAGTGCAAATAGTCTCCAAATTTGTTCTTCTGCAAGTTCCATTAGTTTTGCTTTTTGTGCAAGTCTAGCATTTAGTAATTGAAATTCAGTTCTTAGTGCAATACCAGATTGTACTCTCTCACCAGTTGCTCTTATAGAACCTACATGAGATAATCTATTAATTGATTCTACTTTGTGTGCTATTGATTTTAAAACTCCATCTAAATTGCTTCCACTTGGTTGTAAAATATAAGGTTTTAAATTTGCATCAATGTTATCAGGAATTTCTATAATAGAACCTGCACCACCGACAGCTTCAGTATCTCTTGTCTTAACTAAACTTGGGTGATTTGATATTCTAATAATTTGTTCAATCTCAGATAGTTCATTGTAAATAGATTTTTGTAAATCAGCTATGTCAGTTAAATCAGAAACTCCTAAACCTCTCATAGGTGATCTTTGATTGTATAAAATAACAGCAGGAATCTTTCCAATAGGATTAGGAACTGACTCTACTAAAACTGGTTCATCTCTATTTGATGTTGGTAAAAATACTGTGTCTATTTTATCTTCGTACCAAATCTTATAACATTCTTTGTCATCTTCAATAGATTCTCTAATCTTTAAATATTCTAAATAGTAATATCCATTTGGTGATCTTGCATACTTCCAGTCTAATACGTTCTCAGGAGTATATACGTTTAAATATGGTCTAATGTTTTGTTCTAGTTCTTCTCCTCTAGTCATTACATTCGTAGATGGTTTATCCACGAGAATCCAACAATGTCCATAAACAGAAGCATAGTTTTGTACTTCTCTCATTAGAGCATCAAATGTTCTACCTTCATAATCTGCATCATCTAAGAACTGATCTACTGATGGGTCGTCTTGTAATGTTCCAAGTTCTCTAGTTGGTGGAACTCTAAACAGGAATGATGAATAAATATCAATTACGTTTCTAGCATGATTGTCTAGTGGTGTGTAAGCAAGTCTTTTGAAGTAT